GTATATTACACTCCCAACCTATTTTTCCCATCCCCAAACTTGTTGACACTTGACACCTCCTACATCTATCATTAGGCTCTATATACAATTCATTTTGATAAACCTAATTAGGAGTCATTTCAATAGAACTAGAAATCCAACGACTAGACCGTAAGACTAAGGAATCAGCAAGGCTCATGTACTTTGGTGATTACGATATGTATGACATTTGCGAGAAGCTTGAGCTGGATATGAATACCCTTAGATTCTATGTGTTTGGAGAGACTGGTAGCGGATCTAATGAAGCTTGTTGGTTTCAGTTAAAAAAGAAGCTTAATCCTACCTCTGTGTCAATCTATATTAAAGATAAGATAAACGTATTAGATAAGACCGCTGGGATTGCGCTTAATATAGTGAATGAATCATTGCGTAGGTTGCAGAGTACTATGTTAGAGGATACTTCATTTCAATTGTCTATAGATGATACAAGAAAGCTTGCGAGCATTGTGGTCGATATGGATAAAATGGTTAGATTAGAGTCCGGTAAGGCGACTGATATCATTGATACCATTTCTGGATTGTCGGTAGCGGATGCTAGAAGGATCCTGTTAGAAGATCCATTTGCTCCTGAAATAATAGAGGCGGATTGGGGTGAGCTAGAGGCAGATGAAGGGAAAGAGAGCAGTGAAGAGATAGAAAATAAGCTCAAGGATCTCAAAGAACAATCTGGTCTAGACGATGATGGCTTTAGTACGATTGAAGTGAGTAAGGATCTAAGGGCAGTAAAGAGGCCATGGGATATTAAGGATTAAGAAAAGCAAGATACTAAGGGAAACAAGTAATGAAATGCATAATTAGCGGACTAGATACAAGTAATAAGCACAAAAATGCACCGATACACGAGAACGTAATGGAGTTAGCTAGGATTATGATGGCGGAAGAAAGCAGTATTAGCATGAGCGTGGCACTAAAGACGATAGCAAGATTATTAATAGAAGATATTGGCGAGAAATTAAAAGGAGAATTAAATGGAAGCGTTAGGAAGAAGCCTAGGGGAACTAAAGGCAAAAAAGGAAGAGTTACTGAATCAGTTGTCAGCGTTTAATGATGCAAAACAATTTCCCGAATATCACGATGAATACCTGTTTGAGTATAAATCATTTCTAAGTTCTAAGGATTTTAGTCATCCTGGGGCGAAGGAATTAGTTGAAGCGTGTAATCAATTAAATGTGAACATGATTCCTGATGTGGTTTTACAGTCTATTGAATTAGAGGCATTTGAAAGGTTTAAGAAGGCGGTTACTCGTCATATTGAAGGTAAGTCGATTACTTATTTAATGGGTATGAAAAACGATATCGAAAGAAAAATGATGAAGGATCAGGTTGAATCATTAGGCAAGAAGATCGCGGAGATCGACTCGTTTATTGAAAGTGAGTATCCGGTAAAAGAAGAAATAAAGGAAGTAATAAAGGAAGTATCTAAACTAGTTGGTAAGAAATCAAAATAAATACAGGGTTTATTAGTTTGCAATTTACCTCGCACGAAAGGCATGGGCTTAGTAATCATAAGCTCTACAAAGTGTGGTAGGCCATGAAAATGATGATGAATATTCTAACTATGGGGCAAGAGGCATATCTGTATGTGACAGTTGGAATACTAGTTTTACGGCGTTTTATAACGATATGATTGGCAGCTATGAGGAAGGAAATAGATAATGATAAGGGATACTATGTAGAAAACTGTAGATGGTCCATAAAAAGCGTTCAGAACGCAAACAAGAGATTGCTTGGTTCTAAATACTTAAAGGGTGCGAAGCCGAACGGGTCAGGGACAGACTTCCAAGCAAGAATAAAGATTTTTGACAAAGAGATTTACATAGGAAATTTCAAAACAGAAATAGAGGCGCACGAGGCATTTGTCTCTGTTCATAGAGAGTGGTATGGATTCTGAGTTAGAAAAAAAGCTACTTTATACATCTTCGATATTAAGCGATCTTCATTCTGTATGGAGACCGCATAAAGGACAGGTGGCCATTGGAAGGGCGCTTTTTTCAGGAGAGAAAAAGGAAGTTGTGCTGGAGTGTGGTAGAAAGTTCGGGAAAACAGATGCATTATGTTATTCTCTTTATAGGTGGGCACTTACTAATCCTGGTACATTTAACTACTACTTTGCGCCCTATAAGGATCAGATAAAAGATCTTGTGTGGGCGAACGGTAGATTGCCAGAATTTCTGCCAAATATATTAGCTAAAAAATATATTCGATCTATAAATAATACAGAAATGAGAATTGTGTTTAAAAACGGATCATATATAAGGTGTGACGGTTCCGATAATTACGAAAAAAGCCGAGGGTACTCTGCTACCGGATTAACGGTATATGATGAGGCAAAGGATTTCCACATGGCATTCCATGAGGCCTTTGATCCGAACAGAGCGATAACGGATGCCCCTCTTATGGCAGTTGGGACACCGGGGCACGGCAACGATCTTCTTAGTAAACTTTGGGATCAGGCGAATGTTAGTAAGAGTGGTGCTGCTTTTAGAATGGAGACCTCTCTTAATCCATTCATTAGTGCTGAGTTTCTAGCAAGGAAAGAGCAGGAGCACAGAGATAGAGATGAGTACGATGTGTTCTTATTAGAATATAAGGCCCAAAGAATAAAGCTTGGGACAAAGTTTGTTTTTCCAATGCTAGATAAAACAAAACACATGAGACCACATGATGAGCTTATCGAATATATAAAGGCAAGTAGAAAGGATTTTGACTTCTATACCGGATACGATCCAGGATCAGCAAAGTGCTTTGCTGTCGGGTTCTTTGCAGTACATAGGTTTAACAAGCACATTGTACAGCTTGATGAGATCTATATAAATAAATTAGGTAAAAACTCCACTAGACAGATCATTCCAATATGTATGGATAAATGGGATGAGATAAATAGAGTAAGTGATGATTGGCAGGATTGCTATGACTATGCGGCGGCATGGTTTGCTAGCGAGATAGCTTATGAGTATCCAGATTATCCACACGCGCTTTTTCCTTGCCAGAAGGATATGAAAAACAAGGAAGTGAAGCTTTCTCTAATGAAAGACATACTTCTTAATGGTCTTTTTACCTTTTCGGATAGATGCGTAAAATCATTTTGGGAATGGGAGAATTATAAGTTAAATGAAAATGGAAAGGTAGAAAAAGAGAATGATCACATTCTAGATTTGACTCGGTATGTTTTGAACCTTGCCAATTACTATACAATTGCAGATGCTAAACCAATAGATTTTAAAGTCAAATATGAAAAGGGTACATTTGAAGAAGATGAGATCCGAAGGAATCCTAAGGAGGGTTATGGAAGTTACGATGTTTCTTACGGCGATTAATTTAATCTGTTGTATCATTACGGTTACGGTTGGAATTATGGCATGGGTAGAGTTAAAATCATTTATGAAATCTACACATAAGGTTGAGTTTGTTCCCATGGAGAGCGGTCCTGCGGCAAAACAAGAGCCATTAAGGGATCAAGATTTAAACGAATACGGAATATAGGAGAATACAGTGGTACGACAAGCTATAATGGATTCATTTGATGATAATGGATCGGGGAATATGAACGAGAATCTATTTCCATTTATAAATCATCAGGACGAAGTAGAGTTATTGGGTTGGTTAGTTAAGGATATTGATACTAAATTCAGATCAAGATCATCTAGGATGGAGGCGATTATAAGGCTGGATGCAATGTTCAAGGGTCTTCCTTATGATGTTGCTGGTGGAAGAAATCAATTAAACGATATTGAAGATAGTCAAAATCTTCGTAAGCCAAAATCAATTTATAATTTTATCAATGAAATGGTTGAAGCGAAGGTTTCACAAAGAGCTAGATTTAAGCCAGCTATTACGGTCATTCCAAATAACGTAAATGTTGATGATGAAAACAGGGCAGAAGCAGTAAAGATGCTTTTAACTGCAAAAGCGCAGGAAATGGACCTAGATGGACTCATTTCTAATGGGGATAAGATCAACTTTTTATCTGGTGAGTCCTATACTTATGTTTGCTGGAATAAAAACAAAGGTGGAGTCAGTCCACAGTTTAAGCAAGCACTAGAACAAGGTTTAGAGCCTAAATATGAAGACGGAACACCAATACCAGTCATTTATAACGGTGATATTGATGTTAATCCGCTAGGTCCTGATAGATGTTATCATCAGCTAGGTAAAAAAAGATGGTGTGACGTTGATGATGTGAGTATTACGGAATGGATTCATGTTGATGAGCTAAAGTCCGAGTATCCAGATAAAGCAGGGGATATTTCTTCTACCGAAGGGTCTTATTATCAATTTTATGATTCAAATAACAGATCTGATTACGAATATCACGCGCTAGTTATTGAATACTACTTTAAGCCTAATAGGTTTATGCCAAAGGGTGCTTATATTAAGTACACTCCTGGCTGTCTGTTAGAAGTAGTTTTGGACAAGTATCCGTACATAGACAATGAGCTTCCGGTTGTATTTGATACTGATATTGATTCGCAAGGTGAGATCACAGGGCGACCATTTACTTCTAATATTGAAAAGCTTCAAAGGCTTCATGATATGACCTCGGCTTCAATGGCCAGAGGGTTTGCATTAGCATGTTCTCCTAAATGGGTTTACCAGAAAGGCTCTATTGATGCCAATAAGCTTACTAATCAGTTTTCATCTCTAGAGGTTAAAGGGCCTATCATGCCTCAGTTGGCAAGCTACAATGGCGTACCGAGCCCCTCATTGGATATTTTACAGTGGTCTGAAAAGGGCATTGAGAAAGCATCGTCTGTTTATGGTATTTCTCGTGGAGAACCACCTAAAGGGATTAAGGCTGCGGTTGCACTTCAGTTCTTAGATGAGCAAGAAATGCAAAGAGAATCTAGAGGAATGGCAAAGAGGCAAAAAAGGACTCTTGACATTTATCACAAGATTCTTTCTCGTATGCAGCAATATTACACACCAGAAGACGGAAGAATCTTTAAATACCTTGGCGATGATAACTCTTATATGGTTGTTGACTTTCAATCAATGGATATTAGTGGTCAATTCGACGTTAGGTTTGAGAATGCATCATCTTTACCGGATTCTAAGACTGGAAAGATTGCAGCGATTCTAGATCTGAATATCGCGACTCAGGCAGACCCAATGTTTAACAAAGAGGCCATTGCTCAAATGCTTGACCTTGGAAACGATAAGAGATTTAAGACAGGGAATACTTCTGGGCTAAAAGCAGCGCAATTTAAGATCCAAAAGATTCTTAATAAAGAACCGCATCCAGAGCCAAGATCATTTGATGATTTCATTGTCGAATACCCATTATTTATCCAAACTCTTCGTCAAAGAGAGTTTAAAGGTGAAGATCCAGAGATTATGCAGTCATTGCAAGACTACATTATGGGTATGGAGTTCTTAATGTGGAAAAAGGCACAGATGAATCCTATGTTTAAGCAAAAAGCCATGATGTTTAACGAATATCCTGTTTTCTTTACCATGCCTTTAATGGCACCTGCTGCAATGCCACTTGAAGGGGCACCAATGGATGAAGCAATAGGACCTATGGAATCACAAAGCAATGTAATGCAAGATCAACAAGCAATGACTAACGAAACGACAGGGAGAAACTAATGTCAGAACATTTATCGAATATTATGGAAGTGGAAGACTCAGAAGAGTCAGTAGAAACTATAACGGCTTCAAGCGGAAAAGACCGCTTGGGGTCAATCATGGATATGGACTACGATGCGCCAGAACCTAAGAGCAATGAACCAGAAGACGACGGTGTTCAGGATGAATTGCCTTTAAGTGGTAAAGCGGAGACGTCCGACACTCCAAAAGAGAAGAAAGAGGAAAAAGAAGATAAAGAAGAGAAGGAAGAAGAAAAGGAAAAGAAGGAAGAAGAAAAGAAGATAGAAAACGACAAAAAAAAGGTTAAATACAAGGTCGATGGGCAGGAGATAGAAGAAGAACTTACCGATGAGGAGATCTCATCTGCTGTTTCTGGTAGAAAGGCGATCCAAAAGAGATTTACAGAGCTAGATCAGCAGAAGAAGACTTTCGAGAGAGAGAAGCAAGACTCTGATGAGAACATAGGCTATGTAAAATCAGAAATGAAAGGTATCAGAGATGGATTCGATAGAGATATAGAAGAATTTAAGCAGAATGGCTTTGTAAAGGGTAATCCTATAAAAAGTGTATATAATTTGCTTGACAAGATGGGACTAGACGCATCACAATTTGAGAAGGCGGTATTTTTTCATCATTTACCAGAAGTTAGTAACTTCTTGGAGATGAATGAATCAGAGCGGCAATCATTTCTTCTAGGTAGAGAGAATGAATGGCTTAGGAAAGGTCAGGACGCTGTTAAGGAGCAAAGTAGAGAGGTTTCCGAAAGGAGTGCTAAGCTCGAACAAGAAAACTCTGTTAAGCGACAAGCTGGTGTTTCAGAAGAGTTATTTTCCGAACTTAGGGAAGAGCTTAGTGCTAAAGGACTTGAAAACCTAACCACGGAACAAGTACTCGAATGGCATCAAGTGAAGCCGACTTTTAATCGTGCAGAGGCGATATCTGCTAAGGTTCCTGGTACTAACGTCATGAATATTGCGAAACTATTATTAGAATTTCCCAGTACGACAGATGAATGGGTACTTAACGAATTAGGCTATAAGCAATTGCAAGAGAAAAAGCTAGTTGATGACTTGAGGGGCAAGATCCCTGTAAAGAAATCAACGAAGTCTAGTTCTGACGTGGATGATATCGAAGATGAACTATTTAAACAATTTAGAAGGAGATAATTATGGCTGGAACAGCATGGTCAATCGCATCAGCGAACGACTCATTTAAAATTAAGTACGGTAAATTAGCGGATAAAGTTTTCAACGCTGGAAACCCTATCACTATGCAAATTAAGGTTAGTCAAGACTTCGTAGGTAAGTCTTTAGTAGAAGACAATCCATTAGGATTCTCTGGATCAGTAGGTTCTAGAGTTCTACCAATCTCTAACGTAGCTAGCTATGTTAACTCAATCCTTTCTCCTAAGAAAAACTACGCGACTGTGCTAGTTGACCGTGAATCAATGAAAGCTTCTTCTACATCAGAGGGCGCGTTCTTTAAGTTCATGGATCGTCCAGTAAAAGACGCTATGGAATCATTCGATAGAAACAAGTCTCGTCAGTTTTTTGGTGACGGTTCTGGTATCCTTGGATACGGATCTGCATCTGCTGCTGACGTAACTGGAAACGGTTCAACAGCCACTCCGTACCTAGTAAACTTTACTGCTGCTAACTTTAACGAGTCTAACTTTGAAGAAAAAGACTTTGTTCAGGTTATTACAGGTATTACATCTCTAGTAACTGGTGCTGGTGGAACTGCTGAAGGTGGAGATGCTATTACTAACCTTTTAGAGGTTGTTGGAGTTAATCCAAGCACAAGAGTAATTAGTCTTGTTGGTGTTTCTGCTGCTCTTGCTGCTCTTGTTACTAGTACAGATCCATTGGGTGCTGCTGCTGCAATCTGTATGCAAAGATCTTATCAAGGTGACTTTACTGGTCTACGTCTAGTGTCTAAGCTTTCAGTAGCTTTCGATGCTGGTACTGCTGGTACACTTTACAGCATTCCTCTTCAAAGACGTTGGAGAATGTATGTAAAAGATGCTGCTGCTGGAGCACTTACTAAGTCACTTCTTAATGATATGGCCGTAACAATTGAAAAGAGAACAGGTAAAACGATTACTATGATCGCTGCATCTTACACTCAATTCCAAAAGCTTTTAGATCTTTCAGAAGAACAAAAAAGATACACCGTGGTAGCTCCTGCGAACACAGCGTTCAAAAAAGCTAACTATGGTTTCGAAGCTGTAGAGTATATGACTTCAACTGGTGCTGTTCCAGTTATCAATGATCGTATGATCCAAAACGATGAACTATGGTTCCTTAATAAGAACTACATCGAATACAGATTACGCCCAGGTGGTGCGGAATGGTTTACAGAAGACGGTACTACATTCTTAAGAGTAACTGATGCAGATCAGTACGAAGCTCGTTACGGAATGTACGGAGAATGTCAAATTTCTCCTACTTATCACGGCCACTTAAAAAATCTTGCTGTGTAATTAACTAATTGTAATTACTAAATAAACAGGGGGGCTTCGGCTCCCCTTTTTTATTTCCTTTTTAAAAACAGTGTGCGCAATGGGAATCTTCGGATTCCCATTTTTATTTGAGATTGCGTAATTAGGTGTGATATTATACTGATTCCATAACGGAGGTAATAATGGAATCAGTTAAAAAGACATCGGAAGAGAAGAGGTTGGCGGCATTGAGGTATCACTATGAAAACAGAGAAGCTGTTTTAGCCAAAATGCGTCTTAGGCATATTAAGAAAATGGAAGATGCTGAGTGGGTAAAGAAGGAGAAAGAGCGACTCATTAAGTACAAGGAAGACAATAGGGCCGTAGTAAACAAGCAGTCGTCCACATGGGCAAAGGAAAACAGGGATAGTAGAAATAGAACCCAAAAGAAATATAGAAAAGAAAATCCTGAAAAATACAGTATTCACAATCTGTCTCGCCTTAGTAGTTGGAGACAATACAGAGCGGATAATCTAGAAAAACTCAAAGAAAGAGAGCGCACCTACAAGAAAAACAATAAGGATAAGGTTTTATGGAATAATATGAAGCGATCTAAACGCCTTAAACAGTCTCTAATTGGCGGAAACATGTTCAGGGAAGAGATCATGGAAATTTATATGAAAAGAGATAGGGTTATCTTAGAGACAAGCATCCCTCACCACGTAGACCACATTGTACCAATTCGCGGTAAAAATGTCTCTGGACTGCATGTTCCTTGGAATTTAAGAATCATAACCGCTAGTGAGAACACAAGGAAGGGCAATAAGTATCTTGCCATACAATCTAGTTCTGATACCATTATTAAAATAACCATCCACTAAGATGCCAAAAAGGAGCAGAGGGATATGTCTAGCAATATTCAGGGTTCTAAATCATTAAATTACAATAAGGTCGCTATCCCAGGATACTCTCCAGAGCAAGGAACAAGTATTGATCCTACTGGCGATACAATGCAACATCTGAGTATTCAGGAGATTTCTGGAAAAAGAGGAGCGGCAGATGTTGTTATTCATGGGTTAACAAATGTTTCCATGGGCTTAATCGTAGAATCGGGATCTACTCAAAGACTAATAAGAAGTACAGCGCATGGAGCACAGTTAGGGTGGGTAATGAGACCATCTAACGGTCCTTCAATATCTCAAGAAATATCTATTGTAGGTATTATTGACGCAAATAATTTTGCAATATCTACACTCTTTCCAATTTCTATTGGAAATACATTTGATCTTTTAAAATATGTAACTCCTCTCTATGGTGCAGATGGATCACTTACTGTTTCATCTGGAGCAATACAATACACAAGAAATGCAGTAACTACACTTGTAAGTGAGGACACAGTAACTCCTGCAAACAGTAGACCTATGCCAGTTAAGATGATGACATCTACTGGAACGCAGGTCGATGTTGCGACATTAGCTAATCAGAACGCTACAAATACAAAACTAGATACAGTTATATCACAAACGCTTGTTGCAAAAAACACTGGTGTTATGGATGCCAACACTCAAAGGGTAACGCTTGCTACCGATGGCCCTGGGGTTGCTAACTTATCAGCAATAGCGGCATCAACTGCCAGTGCCGATACAAAGACTCCGGCACTAGGGCAAGCTCTTGCAGCGGCATCTACTCCGGTCGTTTTAACAGCAGCACAAATTACAACACTCACGCCAGTAGCGGCCATTACAGGCTTTGCTCTTGAGAGTACTCAGTCATCTGGAAATACTCTTTTAGGAATAGTCACGGAAACTGCTCCTGCTTCGGATACCGCGTCTTCTGGGTTAAACGGAAGACTACAAAGAATTGCACAGAGATTAACTTCTTTGATTGGATTGCTCCCAAGTGCATTAGGGTCTCAGACTTCAGCATCTTCCTTGTCAGTCGTTAACTCAGTCGATGACATAGCTAGGCTTGGGATCATAACAGAAACTGCTCCTGCCTCAGATACCGATTCAAGTGGGTTAAACGGAAGGTTACAAAGAATTGCTCAGAGAATTACATCATTAATCGCTTTATTCCCCACAGCACTTGGGACAGGGGTTTCATCAACTGCTTTCAGAGTGGTCCTAGCATCTGATCAGGCGGCAATTGCAGCAAGAGATCCGATCAATGTAACCGGAACAGTGGTCAACACAGCACTTACTGCAACAACGGCATCATTAGCAAGTGCACCAGGGAGCACGGTGGGATTTATTCTACAGGCACCGTCATCAAACACAGACTCAATTCGATTCGCTATTGGAACAACGGCATCAACTACGGTTGGGATGTTACTAGAACCCGGAAGAGATACAGGATATTTACCAATAGGGGCGAATATTTCGGTATGTGCAACGGTATCTGGAACAAATGCATTCGCACTTCAGTGGATAGGAGCATAATTATGAAATTTATTACAATACTTTTACTGACAATTTCCATGACCGCTAGTGCGGGGTTTCCACCTTCAGTCCTAAAAGGAGAGGCGCAATCAACAAGCCCGACAACTTTTAACTTTATCACTCCGAATAATCAATCAACACAGGTCGCAGGGATTCGCTCTAGAATTGAAACAGGTTCAAAAAACCTTTTAAACAATGCAAGCTTTGAGCATCAAACTCTCGATACAGGATTCTCTTTCACAGGTGGCGGGACTTCAGCAGCATCAACGACTAACTTACAAGACGGTGCCCGGTCATTAACTAGAACCTCTACAGGTGTATGGACAGTCATTCAAGATTCAACTTTATACGCTGCTAGTAAGTCAGGACAAGAGGCAGAAGTCTCAGTTTGGGTTTACTCAATTACTGCAAGTGCAGACTTATGGCTATGCCCTAGAGTTAACGGTGCATCTGTTACAACTTCGGTAGCTAACGGTTGCATGCAGTACACACAATTAGGCCTACCACAAAAGCTTACTATTTTCCCCTTATTCGGTGGAACTTCTACAGGCTTTGAAGTCAAAGGTGCAGGAGCAATCACTTACATTTTAGATGATGCTTATTTGGGCGATAGAAGACCGACTCAGCTTGGTGTGACTACGACTCCGTGGACAGATGTGGGGGTAATGACCATTACTGCTGTAAGTGGTGGAGCAGTTAAGGGCGCAACTGCTATCGACAGAATAATGTCTTCTAGAGTTGGTCAGAATATAAAGGCGAACTATCAGTACAGGCAGACAGGAGCAGGAACGGCAGGAACAGGTCACTACTTATTTTCACTTCCTACAGGCTTAACCTTTGACAGCATGATAGTTCCATTCACAGGCGCATTTAATGCCATGGCAAGTATTCAAGGATCACTTGTCGGTACAGGACAGGCATCAGTAGGTACAAACCAGAATAATATATGTAAACTTGTTGCTTATAGTACTACTCAGTTTAGAGTGGTATGTAGTGCATCGGGTGGAGTGGAGGCAGATGCGTTTGTTCAATTTACGGTTTCATCTTCGTCATATCAATTAAGTTCTGCAACTGCACAATATAACTTTTTACTAGATGCACCTATCGCAGAGTGGGCAGCAGATACCAACGCCTTCACTACTCGCTGTGATGATCCAAGAAATTGTGAGACGGTTTTTAGTGCAAAGGTTTCAAGCGCAGGTGTGGTTTCTGGTGAGAACCTAGACTGGCTTGAGGGTAATGCAGCGTTGTCGGACACGTCCCTGTATGCCTTCACATTTAAGACAGCAGTTTTTAGTGTTGCTCCAAATTGCTTTACTACGCCCGATGCTACCACCGCATCATTATCCGAAAGAAATGTAAGCGTAGACAATTCATCTGCGTCTTCTTCAAATGTGTCAGTGAGAACTGTAAACTACCTAAGTTCTAAAGAGACAAGTGCTTTCAATCTCTACTGCCAAAAACAAGGCGCAGACTACACGAACTCAAGAATCACGCAGCAGATTGTGCAGATGAGAGGAGTGCCAACGGTGCCGGGTGCTAGTGGTGGAATTGATACGTTTAGCTTTGGCTACGGAACTACAGATGCAAGAACGAATTGTACTGCTTCACCATGCTTTGTTGACCAAATAGGAAATGCGATGGTGAGCGTGATTAGAAACGGAACAGGAAACTACAACTACAACACAGTTAAAACTTACCTGAAATTAAAATGCTCTGGGAACAATTCAACTAGAAGAGATATGGACGTTGCACCTTGTAGCAATTGCTCTGGGTCAACTATGAACACCGTAAATGATTCAGGTTCCTTGACTGACTCTTTCGGAGTAATCACATGCCAAGGAAGTTATTAATGAAATACTTAATCCTAGTACTCCTTCTCTCATCATGCTCATCAACCGTCTATGTTGAGAATTGCGAGCTACTAGATGCTAATTTATACAAGTGTGAAACGCGATGAAGTGGTTAATCAGATTATTAGAGGCATTATTCGGAAGTAAACCTCCTGTAGATAATGGAAATATCATTCCTCCTGCTAAACCATTGCCGGAAATTCCATCTCCTGCCGAGGTTGGGAATTTTCCTTTTTTAAAGATAGCTTTGGTTCGTGGACATGGTGGAAACGATCCCGGAGCAGAAGGTAATGGCACAAACGAGGTTGAATACAACACTTGGGTTATGGATTATGTAGCATCAAAAACAACTAGAAACTTAGAATGTTTTAAGAGCGACTCCAGCGTAAAGGCAGTTTTAAGCTCATTGCCTTTTAAGCCTGATATTACTATCCAACTTCATCTTAACTCGTACAATGAGGTTGCTCATGGATGCGAGGTTCTAGTAATTGATGGAGATAGAAAGTCTTATGCGATAGCTGAAAAGTTTGCAAAAGAATTTACTATTAAGTTCGGAAGAAAGTTAAGAAGACCAGAGGCGTTCGGTAAAAAGTTATTGTCGTCAAGCGATAGAGGTGCAGCTTCATTAAAGGCAACACTCGTTGGAGTAAAAATATTAGTTGAACCATTTTTTATTGATAACAAAAATGATTTCTTGCCAAAAGAAGAATACGCAAAGTTTTTATTAGACTTCACGGAGAGGTTGTAATGGAATATTTTTCACCCACTTTCGGACTAGTCACGGAGACAGATCCATGCACGGAAAATGGTGGTTTATTTCTTGCGCAATATCTAGCAGACAACCCTGAGAGCATAGTCGGAAGACATATTTTTATGATGAAAATGTCAATGGCACAGTTATCATCGGGTCTTTATAGAAGATCCGCAGGACATAATAAAAGATCAGTTTCTCACGACGAAATTACTGGAATGATGGCATCTAGTTATCTACTGGGAACATTACATAAGAATATTATCTGGAAACAGTTAAAAGAAAACTTCGGTGCGTATCCAGCGATAGTTATGGATTGGTCGGATAGACTGCCATTTAATCCCGGAAATTATTATGCCTGGGGACAGTATGCTAATAGCAAATGGTCTTATATTTATGCGCCATTATACTTTGTAAACATGGTAATCTCATTAAGTAAAGGACTTGGGGATACAAGTTCAAAGCTTATGTATGACCTAGAACTTAGGACAATGCCTGAGAATTGGTTAAATACCATGATGAAATCATACTTTGTGAGTAAAATGACTAAGCAGTATGGTAGTGACTATTTACTAAAAATGCGTAGAATATATTTTAACAGAGAAAAAGATCAATTCCCATTATTTAAGAGGTAATCGTGTATAAACCAGGAATGACACAGCAAAAATCACAGTATTCAATAATGGATATACCACAGTTTAGCCAATCATACGATAAGCCAGCAGATGGCTATAAACTTCCAGATAAAGAGCCAATGTTTTCCAAGGACACGGCTCAGGCCATACAGTCAGGCGCACAGGCAGGCGGCATAAGTGGAGCACTTACTTCTGGTGGATTGTCTTCTATGCTGGGTGCAGGAGGAATGGCAGGCGGAGGTCCATACGCTCTAGCTGGTGGTTTAATTCTCTCTCAAATTGAGGCTGCCGAAAAAGCAAAGGCAGCGGCAGAGCAACAAAGAATAAAAAACGAGATGGATAGAAGAAACAACATGCAATCAACTTATGCTTCAATGGCGAACCAGACGTTTGGAATATAAATGAGACAAACAAAATACCTAATAAAAGAGGCAAAGCAAAATACAAATACCGTTGATACGGAAGCTATTAGCGATGAACTTTGCTCAAGACTATTAAACAGATGCCAAGATTATATCATGGCAGAACTTTACAGTAGAAATATCAAGACAAAGATCTTTAGAGGAACAATGAGCCTATCATACGTTTCTGGTACAGACACATACGCTTTACCTGAAGATATTTACGCGGTTAACTCTATTTCATCTATTCAGCAAGTAATAGGGGTCGGAGCAAACGCTACATATAGTCCGGTAAGACAGATCTCTGAAAAAGACAGAGGGATTAAGAGTGGTTACTTTGTAACAAAAGAATCGATCATATTCTCTGGAAACTATCAATCATCACAAACAATGCTTGTAAGCTATACAAAGAAACTGCCAACGCTAAGTGTTTCATACGGAACGGTAGCGTCTTTTGATGCCACAACCATTACACTTGCTGCTGGATACACTTCATTAACAAATATTGACGATTACTTTAGTGTCGTTAATTTTAGCGGTGCTGTTTTGGTGGACGGACTTACGGTAAATCAAACCCTGGGAGTGTTAACAACTCCAACTACAGGAGTGGTCGTAGGATCATTTGTTGTGCCGGGGATCTATGCTTCTACTCATTCGGCATTGCCAAATGAATTAGAGTCAACTTTGATATTCATGCTTGAAAAGCTAATAGATGCTAGGCTTTCTAGTTCAGATGTTAAGATTTCAGCAATACTGTCTGCCGAACAAATAAATCAAATTGCAGAAATGTTTTCTGATAACTCGGGTGATTCATTTATGCCACCTGTTTTGGAGTACACAGAATGGGCTTAAAGATATTCGGTACAGGCGGAATTGATCAGAAATCAAATGATTTAAAGAGAAGTCCTATGAAACTTAGGGATGCTAGAAACATGATGGCAACATCTAGGGATGAGTATTCAAAAAGACCTGGAACCGGTACTGATGCCGACTTTGGTACAGAGAGCTTTAATGATGTTATTTATATAAAGTCATTGGGAGAGTATTTTTTTTGGAATGGTACTGATTATATCACATACAAGGGATCAGTAAGAAGGGTTCCTTATGCTTTCATGAAGGGTGCTTTGCCATCGGTCGTTAATGATATTTCTGCTGCCGAGTATTTAAATACAGCAATCTTTACGCATCAAACAAACCCCATAGCCGTTTGCACCTATGATGGAGATACTATTTATAGATCTGGACTACCTACTCCGGCGACTATTGTTACGTCTGGATCTGGGACTGGATTTTTACTTAGTTTTTTTGAGTTTATAGATGCTAAGGGAAATGTTTATTATGGTCCGTCCTCAATAGAATCATGTGGCAACAGTGGATCTATAGATATTTCATTTACAACGCTAAAGGATACTGGTTTTTTTGCTGCTTACTTAAATGTAACAATAGATAACGTGGTTCCTATAGTTATAAGCTCTGCACTTAGAACACTGACATTTGTAACAAAGTCTCCGGATATTGTTGTTGGCTCAAAGGTGGTAATTAGAAATAGAGGAACAACCATTTTAATAACAGATCCAGCCTATCCATCAAGGGCATTTTCTGATACATTTGTCATTCTAGAGGTGGAGTCCGTTGTTGGGCTTGTCATTACTTTTACGGCATCGAGCATAGGGACTAAGAGTATTTCCATCCAGCTAAGCTTTGGACCTCCCTTGGTGGCTAATATACATGGCGGTACGTCTTTAAGAGTCCTTTTTTCTAATTCAGAAACAACAGGATACACTACGGAGTTATCTTCCATCAATGGTCAGCTTGTTGATAATACCTTGGCATTAAATACAGGTGCATATACATTTAACACTGATAGCAGTATTTTAATGTCAGATTTTTACGACATAACAACTTCAAAGCTAAGGCCTCCAAACTGCAGGTTTCTAGTAACTTATGGCTATCAGATCGTATGTGGTGGCGTTATCTCTTTTCATGATTTTAAAAATAAGGAAGTAACATATTCTGGCAATGATGATCTTATTATGTATTCGGATCTATCAACAGGGGATCTAGGTGTCAACTTTTCAGAGTTAAACAGGCAGCTCATTGGCGATACTTATGATGGTGAAATAACCGGACTAACAAGGGTGAAAGATTCATTAATAATATTCAAAGACAGATCTGTTTTTTCACTGGATGGGGTTTTGATAGAAGGACAATACACGCTCAGAAAAATAGAGACAAATGAGATTGGGTGCCTTTCTGATAAATCAATATTACAAGTAGAGGGATCAGTCTTATTTCAAGGGCAAGATGGTATTTATGGAATCAATGGATATACGGCCAAGAAAGTAAGCCTTGAGTTGGATCCATTTTTTACAACAATAACTCCATCGCTTACTAGATCGGTAATGAATAACGACCTCGATCAGTATTTATTTTGGACTAATCAGGGGATAGCGGTCTACGATTATCAGCTTGATCAGTGGTATATCTGGAACGGCATTGATGGATCAAAGGGTGTTACCGTAGATAACAGTCAATCAATAAGGTTCTTTTCTGCTTCATTGTCTAAAAAGTTTATTACTGCAAAAAACGATAGCGGTGTTCTGATTGACGGATATATAGATACGGCATGGTTTGATCTTGCTGAGCCATCAATACTTAAAAAAATAACTGACATTAGGCTTTTTAGTCTAAGCAATCTTGGTCAGATGGTATCTCTTTCTACCTATAGAGATTGGGATCTATCCAGGGTGAAATCATTGTCATACAACATGGCAGTAGGAACATTTACACAGCTTAGAAAAATAGACATTGATCTTGCTCAGAGCTTCTCATTTAGAATTAGAAACAATGTGCTAAATGAAGACCTGAACGTAAGTGGGTACGATGTTGTATGTCAAATAATTCAAACAAGAGACAAAAATGTCAAGTAATCCTCTCTTAAAAACAAAGCTTCCCTATGCAAACAGTGCCGAAGACTTATTAGACAAGTATAATTATTCTGCAAAAACGATTAACTCTAGTACTATGGATATTGGTCCTATAGTCATGGCCAGATTTATAG